TACTCTGCGGCGACAGATGGACTCAGTGCGAGTCTATCCTCGGCAATCATGAAGGAGCTTCTTGGTAATTTATACTTCGAAAATCCTGGGTTGTACAACATGATGTTGAGCGTTTTAGCTCCTCATCTAGTTTCCTACCCAAAGGTTGCTGGTGTCACCCTTCCAGACGTTCTGCAAAAGAACGGCCAATTAATGGGGTCTGTCCTCTCTTTCCCAGTTCTTTGCCTTGCCAACCTTGGCCTTTACCTTACTGTTCGACAGCGAACCCACGAATGGGCTCCTCTGAAGAATTTGCTTGGTTCGGTCTTGGTCAACGGGGATGATATGCTCTACATAGGGTCTAAGGATGAGTGGAACCTCCACACTGAACTAGGCGAACGAATCGGCTTAAAGATGAGTGTCGGAAAGGCCTATTACCATTCAGCTTACGCTAATGTGAATAGTACTTCCGTAACTATGAATCTTAAAGACGAAACTTCAACTCCGGTCGAGATTAAGTTCTTGAACGTGGGTCTCCTTGTGGGTAGACATAAAGTCCTCGGCAAAGTTGGCTCTGACGATGGTCCTGTCAAATCACCAATAACTGCTGTCATAGACGAAGTGGTGCGAGGGTCTCTTCCTGGGAAACAGGCAGAAATCTTCAAACTGTACAACTCAATGCACAGTCAGGAAATTTTGGAAGAACTGCAGGGCCGGAATCTCTTCTTACCACAAATTCTAGGAGGAGCTGGTGTAACCGCTCCAATTGGAATTCAGGTCCATACGTCTCCACTCCAGATCGGAGTTGCGATGTACTGGGTTAAGAAAAGGCATTTATCCCAAATGAAGTGTCCTCTTCCAGAGGGTAAGACAATTGTCGAACCATCTCTAGAATCGAGGGATCCATTCCAGGCAGCGATAGAGTCACAAGGTCGGTCTTCCCTGGTCCGTACAGGACGCGGGTTCGAAAGGCGATGGAAGATCTTACTCTGGCCAAATTGGATTGACTTCAAGGAACAGAAGACTGATGCTCATCAAAGAGCAGACTTCTGGGGGGACTGATAGCACATTCCGCCGACCAACTCATGTCGTTAAACCGAGTCGATCGGGTGAGAGAAAGAGAATCTCTCTCACTAGTGGGTCTTGTTGGCAGGTATTTCACCTGTGCCCAAAACGTTGGAAGATAGTCCTCTGATCAAGGGTTAATCTAGTTCTAGGCAAGCTAGAGTCTACTATCGACTGTAAACACTTACGTGCTAAACAAAAAGCCGAGAGACTGCACGGAGCAGCTCCACCCCAAAGCAACTGGGGGGTTTCCGCGAATCCTAATGTGCGATTCTGCGAAGAGGATGAGATAAGCTAAGCTCATCACGGGAACCAGGAGTCCAACAAGATGAACAGTCCTTCCCCCTTACAAGGGTTGGAACCATCTACAAATTGTATAGAATGCCTACAAAGTCTTCAACTAAGAAGCAAAGAAATCTTCAACAGAA